AGCGGAAATTTGTGAAGAATTCCAAGTTATCCGAAGCTTTGAATTGATTGCTTACTATCAGGCAGAAGCGAATCCTCGTTATTTTATTCGTGAGATACTGCAACATTGGATAAAAGATGATGGCAACCGGGAGGTAGTAGCTCGTGCTAACAATACGGGACATTGTGGATGGTGTGGAGATTTGGAGATACGTAATAAAGTTGTTGGATCATATTATTACAGTTGTAGTAATGATGTTTATTGTGAACGCTATCATCCAGCCTCCGTCTTTAGACCTAAGTATATTCAAATGGGTATAGATTGTAAATTACGCGGTATGTCATTTCTTACTGCTACCAATATAATTCCCCATTCTCCCAAGGCTGAAACACTTCTAAAGGCAAGACGTTATGAATTAATAGATCATTTCGAGGGACACCGTTACAAGATTGATATGTATTGGCCGTCTATTAAAATTTGCCTTCGAAATAAATATCGGATTAAGGATGTTTCCATGTGGTTTGATTATCTGAAACTACTTGAACATTATCGTAAGGATCTGCATAACGCCCATTACGTTTGTCCTAAGAATCTAAAAAAAGCCCATGACTTGTATGTGGCGAGAAAGAAACGTGATGATGAAAAAGAACGCAAGGCTAAAGAAATGCAACAATTGCTTAAACTCAAGAAGGATGCAGAGAATTATATCAAAGAAAAATCGAAGTTCTTTGACCTAAAAATGTCTGATGGTAAAATAGTCGTAGTACCGCTCAAAAGTCTTGAAGAGTTTCAACAAGAAGGTGAAATCATGCACCATTGCGTCTTTACAAATAAATATTATAAAGAAAAGGATTCACTCATTCTTTCTGCTCGAATCGGCAAGAAACATATTGAGACCGTAGAGGTCAATTTAAAAACATTCAGTATTGTTCAGTCCCGTGGAGCCTGCAATAGTAATACCGAGTACCATAACCGTATTATCGGACTCGTGAAAAAAAATATGAACTTAATACGTCAGAAACTGACGGCATAGCATACAATGACCTATATAGATTATATAAACCAATTTTGGAAGATGAATCGAAGTGTAGAATTCAGCCCGAACGAAGTCTTTTTGTACTTCTATCTCTTGAATGAGTGCAATATTCGGGGTTGGCAGAATCCGTTTGAGCATCCCAACAAGACTATCGTCCTCGCAACCGGTATATCAGAGAAAACCGTCATTGAAGTTAGGAACAGATTGCAGCAAAAAGGTTTAATAACCTTCGAATCGGGTAAGAAGAATGCGAAATCGCCAGTTTATTACTTACTTGACGAAAGTAAAACGGTAAGTAAAGAGGTAAGTAAAAGAGTAAGTAAAAGAGTAAGTAAAACGGTAAACATTAATAATAAGACTAAAGACAATAAGACTATAACTCTCTCACGCGCATGCGTGGGAGAGCTGTTTCCGGAAGATAGTTTTTTCGATAAGTCTTTAGAAGAATGCTATCAGGAACTGAAATCTAATCAGTCATGGGCGGAAACTGTAACGATGAATACTCGTTCTTCCGGTTATGATGAATTTACGATAGAAGCCTTTTACGAGTGTTTGAAGCAATTCTTTATGAAACTACAAAATGAGGGTGAAACGACAAAGTCGCCAAAAGGCGCGATGTCTCACTTTGCCCGATGGTTGAAATTAGAACTAAGCAACAAAAAAGATGGAAAAAGTAAGAGAACAGATACAGATTCAGAAACAAAAATTAAAGTGCGGACCATCAAGCTATGACCCGATTGCTTTTAAGAATTCGATGAATTTGTTCCGAAGATGTTGTTTATATGTATGCCCAAATTTTTGCGTTGACGATCGAAATCGCGAAATCATGAATGAGATTTTTTTATATCTCATCGGAGGGTCGAACGTTTTAGACCGCAGCAAAGGATTGTGGCTATATGGTTCTGTAGGAACCGGAAAATCCTGCATATTGAAAATCATACAGATGTATGACAGGTATAGCAACGGAAAAGACAAAACAGGATATTACCTACAGGGAGGATTCCCGATAGAGGCAGCAGCTTTCGTAGCTAACCAGTATTGCAAGAAAGGCATTGACGGAATCTTAAGTTATGACGGTTCAAATGGAATAGCGTTAGGTCTGGATGAAGTCGGACGAGAGCCTAAGGTAAAGCATTACGGGACAGAGATGGATGTGATACAGTACATACTTCAAATGAGATACGACAACAGGAGAAGTTGTACAACATTCGTGACTACTAATTTATTTCCGGAAGAGATTCATTTAAAATATGGGGAATATATTGCCGATCGAGTTAACGAAATGTTTAATGTTGTGGAAATCGGAGGTAAAAGTCGAAGATAATTGTATCTTTGAAAACTATTATAAAAAAACAAAAAACCATGAAAGAAAAAAAACAGCAACAAGAAGATGATAATCAATTTAACATGAACCTTCTTTACGCACCTGAATTAGAAAAAGCTGTATTGGGTACATTAATGACTGACAAAAAGGCTTATGCGTTAATAAGTGATATTCTTCGTCCAGAATCTTTTTACGAATATCAACATCAACTGATATATGCTGCAATAATTACCCTCGCGGTCAATCAAATGCCGATAGATATTCTAACTGTAAAGGAGCAACTTAGCAAACGAGGCGAATTAGATAAAATTGGAGGACCAGCTTATATAACTCACTTGAGTAGCAAAGTAGCATCATCGTCTCAAACGCAGTATCACGCCCGAATCATTGCACAAAAGTATATATCCCGCCAATTACTTGCACTTGCAACAGATATTCGCTTAAAAGTATTCGATGAAACCCAAGATGTAGAAGATTTAATTTCGGAAATCAGAGGAAAGCTGACTGATATATCCTCATTAAATACGGAACATGATTGTATTCAGATTAACCCCGTGATTGATGAAGTCTATAAACTAATTCAGAAGGCAGCTACACGAACTGATGGACTAAGTGGTTTGGAAAGTGGATTCACTAGATTGGATAAAATGACATGTGGCTGGCAGAATGGTGATTTGATTACTATAGGAGCACGTCCTGCAATGGGGAAAACAGCATTTATTATATCTATGCTAAGAAATATGGCGGTCAACTTCAGAATTCCAGTCGCTTTGTTTTCTCTTGAAATGAGCAATGTGCAGTTAGTCAATCGTCTTATCACCAATGTCTGCGAAATTCCAAGTGAGAAAATCAAGAGCGGACAGCTTGCCTGTTATGAGTGGCAGCAATTGGACTATAAACTAAAAGATTTGCAAGACGCTCCTCTTTATGTAGATGACTCACCACTTATGAAAATGGATATTTTGTGTAATAAGGCACATTATTTAGTAAAAGAAAAGGGTGTTAAGTTGATTGCTATCGACTATGTTCAATTGTTATATAATGACATCAAATATACAGAGAATAGATATTCGGAAATAAATTACTTCACAAGAAGATTAAAATCTTTAGCAAAAGAGCTGAATATTCCTATTATTATTACATCGCAATTGAATCGGGCAATTGAATCTCGTGAAGGGATTGATGCTAAACGTCCTCAGTTAATAGATTTACGTGATAGTGGTACATTATGCGATGATTCTGATATGGTTCTTTTTTTACATCGGCCAGAATATTATAAGATTTTTCAAGATGATCGAGGAAACGATATGCGAGGTATGGCAGAAGTAATTATTGCTAAGCATCGTAACGGTGCACTAGGTGAAATATTATTGCGATTCAAAGGCGAATTCTGTCGCTTTTCAAATCCAGAGGAAGACATATGTATTCCCATGCCTGGTGAACCCATCGGTACGAAACTTGGTTCTTCTTCAATCTCTAAAACCAAAGTGCCATTCTCTATAGATAATCAAATTAAAGATGATGGTCCATTACCTTTTTAAAATATTCGCTGAATTAATTTTCTCTTCAATATTTTTTCTATCTTTGTAAAAGAATGGTGTTGCGCCGGATTTTGAAGAAAAAATCCGGCATTTGTTATTTGTAAGTTACTGAAACACTAAAGTATTCTCTTTGCTATGTCATACTTAATTTAAAAAATTAAAATTATGGCAAGTGAAGCAGTAAATAATTACATAACTAAACGCTACGAACGCTGGCTTGATTACTCTTTGTATCATTGTGGGCTTGCTGGTATTTCAGACGAAGCAACAGACGTCTTGAATGAGGTCATTTGTTCGCTCCTTCAAAAGAAAAGCAGGTTACTGGATAAATTACTTGAGACAAAAAGAAATGGCTATACAGAACTTGATTTCTTTGTTTTGAAGATGATAAAGCTAAACGCATCCTCTCCTACTTCACAGTATAGGAGTAGATACAAGCCCCTGCCTGTGGATGATAATGTAGATTATTCCAGGCTAGATATTGAGGATATTTCAGATGAATCAGAAGATCGAAACGCTGAAATATTAGACAAGCTGCACATAGTAAGGGAAACATTCGAAAGCCTAAACCTTGGTACGACAGCTACCCGCGTTTTTGAGTATCGTTTCTTCCAGGATGGCAATTTCTCTGAATGGGAAGGCCCAGAGACATTGAAACAACTATATGAGATTTATAACGGAGTGCAGGAACTTATTAGAAAGAAAATTAATGGAAGTTCATTGTTCTAATTTGCAATATTATTACTTTTGGTAAAAAAATAACAAAGACATGACTACAGAAGAAAATATGATTCCAATAGAACCTTATCTTAAGGACTTTAAACAATATCTTGACGCTAATTCAAGATGCATATTATCAGCTAAATTCGGCAATGGGAAAAGCTACTTTATCAGTAGTTTTATTAAAGAATATTCAAATGATTATCTGTTCATTCCGATATATCCTGTAAATTATCAAGTAATGGATAATAAAGACATATTTGAATTGATAAAAAGGGATATATTAATTAAACTACTTTCAAGTGAGGAGATTAATATCAATGAAATAGAATTGAATGCGGCTTCTTTGTTCTATTACTTTTTCACAAATAATCAAGAAGATAAGTTTTTGGATATTTTGAGCATAATCCCGGATATAAACATCTATGGAATTGACATTAATATTAGCTATGTTATTAAAAAGCTCAAAGAA